CCACAGGGACCTGCCGCAACTATAGCAGTTGGAGAAGTTATTTCAGTTCCAAGTACATCTGTACCAAGAGTAATAAATGTTGGCACTGCAACTGCTGCTGAATTTAATTTTGAAATTCCACGTGGAGTAGATGGAGTTCTTGGTGGAGATGGTCCTGAAGGTCCGCAGGGTCCTGAAGGTCCGCAGGGTCCTGAAGGTCCGCAAGGTCCAAAAGGTGACAAAGGCGATGCAGCAGCGACTATTACAGTAAATCCAACTGTAGTCAACGGTTTAGCTGGAACAAGCCCAGCAGTAACAAACTCTGGAACTTCTAGCGATGTAGTTTTAAACTTTACAATACCAAGAGGTGCTAAAGGAGATCAAGGTGTCCCAGGAGTTCCAGGAGCAGATGGAGCTAATGCAAATCTGGATCCAGTTCCATTTACGATATCTTTAACAACACCAACAACACCAGCAGACTATGGAGTTAACTCTAACTGGTTTCCAATAGCAAACAACTTCATATCTTTAGGACAGCCACCAGATGCAGGTCTTGGTATTTCTGGAAATAGATTCTGGAAAACAGTTTATTCTAATACTGGCGTAATTAATACTTCAGACTCTAGATTAAAAACAGAAATTTCAGATTCTTCTTTAGGTCTAGATTTTATTAATGATCTTCGTCCAGTAAGCTATAAATTTATTCAGGGTTCTGCTACAGAAAATGGCGAGTCAATTCCTGGAACTAGAACTCACTGGGGTCTAATTGCCCAAGAGGTAAAATCAGTTATTGATGAAGCTGGAGTAGATTTTGCTGGATGGGTTTTGCTTGATAAAGATGATATAGATTCAGAGCAAGCACTAAGATATGAACAGTTTATAGCGCCATTGATTAAAGCGGTACAAGAGCTTACAGCGAGAGTTAAAGCACTAGAAGAGGCGTAGGACATGTCATACAAATATACTGTCCTAAAAGATAATCCAATTGCATTCTATGAGCTAGACGAAACTTCATCTGGCAACGTAGGAACTTATACTGGATTAAAGGCAAAATTTTCTACTTATCAGGATCTAAAGGATAATGGTATATCGTATTCAGCAATCAGCGGACTGCCAGTATATGATTTTTCTGGAAACTTTAACGATGGCTTTTCATTAAATGCATCTGAAAAAAAGATAATGCCATTGCATCACGGTGGAGAGCGTGGAACTGAGGTTTTGCCAGAAACAATAGTTTATTATGCCGTTGAGGGTATAGCGTCAAAAGACTACGCAGACAATACTTTTAGCTTAGACGGATGGTTTTTAATCACAGAGCAATCTGAATCAAGAGTTACTTTACTTGGTGACGCATTAAATAATATCGGACTTTTTTATGAAAATGGAAATATCATATTTGCTGTAGGTGATTATGAAGTAGAAAGCACTTACCCATTAAACGAAACTATTTATGTGTCTGGTGTATTTAACCCTAACAAAATCTCGCTATATATAAATTCAAATTTACAAGACTCATTGTCTTTGACAAATTATAGGTTTACAAACGACTCTGTTTCATTTAGATCTGGATCCTCTGATATTAGATTTATGATTGACGGAATAGCTTTTTATAAATCAGAGCTAAGCAGATCTCAGATACTAAAGCATTATAACGCTGGGTCTAAATCTGTATCCGCATCACAGATAGTTTATCCAGACCAAGGAAAATTGTTTAGCATGAATATAGATAGAATGAGGCATACATTTTCATACTCTTATCCAGAATCAAAAAAATGGTCTGCCCTTTCTAATGATAATGTTCTATTGTCTCAAGATCAGTCTTATCTGTATTTTGAAAAAACTACAGACGTGCAGTCAAAAGAATTTACATTTACGGACTACGTAATTGTTCCAAATTATTTGGGGCTAGAGTCCTCACAGGTTTATTGGGATGCAGAAACGGCGGGGATACTGGTTGAGGTGAGTATTGATAATGCAGTCTGGGAAACTTGTACCAACGGAAAAGCAATACCATTCTTTAATAAAAATGAACAGCAGTTTGAAGATGTTCTATACATTCGTGTAACAATGAGCTCTGAGGATACATCTAGATATTTGCCAGTACTAAGGTCGCTACAATTTTTATTCTTTACAGATAAATCGTTTTACGGAGACAATTCAAGCTATACCATATCGTCAGACTACGAGTACTGTCTGCCAAAGACTAATTCTCGTGTGCTTTCCTATAATAAAAATAATGGACTCAGAATGCATGATGGCCATGGATTTGGCATAGATTCTGACATGAATATAATGTCAGTAGAAATGTTCTTCACTCCAGGATCTGGATCATGTGTTCTTCTATCTACAGACAATGAGTCATTATCTTGGGATTCATCTGGTCTTATATCTAAGGTTGGCATAGATTCGATTTATGTGAACGGAGTAGATGTCTCATCCTCCACCAACATAAATGATTTCTTTGCAGAGGGCTTGCAGCACCACATGGTAATTATTTTAAATGAGTCAGCCAGTACGGACATGCGTATAAATGAAAGTCAGGACGGGCTGTCATGGGGAACTGGAACAATGTATAACAATCTTGCCATATACGATTATCAGCTTACCCAAGCAATAGTAGATAGCCACTATGCTCAATATCTAGGGCGGGGACTTATATCAGTAGAAGATACATCATTGTCTCTTACAGAAAAGAACACTGGAACGGACAATTTACCTTTCTTCCTTCTAACAAGGAACCTGACTGCGACAAATATCTAAAAAAGAGTAAATGCCAAAGACAAAATCTGGACTTTGACATTAAACAATGGTAGAATTGGTATCATATGGACATATTAAATCAAAAGAGTCAGATCATCGAGGAAACAACCCTTGGAATATACGTCTGGGAAATGCCAGATGGAAGATGGATCGGTGACGATGATGGAAACTTCCTTTCTATAACATCAAAGAAAGGCAATCGTTCTAGAATCGACGCACTTGCCAGAGAAGTTCGTTCATTTGGAATTGATGTCGGACAGCCTAAATTCTTGTCAGGCAGACGTAAGATTGATGATGAAGAGTTTGAACATCAGAATGAAAGATTAAAGTGGGGCCTTACACCAGACCCTCTAGACATCGGAGTATATAAAGACTCAATGCTAAGAAATGGAAGAGTTCAATGAGAGCCGAATTTATAGAAGACGATTCTGACGACACCAGCACAATAGATATATCTAATTCTGCAGACTGGTTTTCTTTTAAGAAAGAAGCGGAGCACGAAGACCCATTTAACATTGGCTTGGATGAGATTAAAAAGCTAAACGGTCTTGGGGCTACATTTAGACGTAAAGTAAATAGAGATTTCTCAAAAGCATTTGTAGGAACATCTGGTGTCGGAACACAACAGAATTTAATGCAGCAGGCTATCAGTGGGTACGCACTATTTGATTTAGTTGAACCTACATATAACTTAGAATATCTTTCAAAGATTTATGAAATATCAACATATAACTATGCAGCAATTAATGCAAAGGTTTCAAATATTGTTGGTCTGGGTTATACATTCGCAGAGACACCAAAGACAAAAGATGCAATGGATGCAATCTCTGATCAAAAGCAACTAGATAGAGCACGTTCAAAGATTAATAGAATTAAGACACAGCTTGATTTGTGGCTAGATGATTGCAACGAAGAAGAGTCTTTTACAGAGACCCTTATAAAGGCTTACACAGACCTTGAGGCCACTGGCAACGGGTACATTGAAATTGGACGTACAGTAGCAGGAGATATAGGCTATATCGGTCATATACCAGCTAAGACAATGCGTGTAAGAAGACTGCGTGATGGTTTTATTCAGCTTCTGTACGGCAAGGCTGTATTCTTTAGAAACTTTGGCGACATGGAAACAGTGAGCCCAATTGCTGGACAAGAAGATCGACCAAACGAAATTATTCATTTGAAGAAGTACACACCAATGAACAACTACTATGGTGTTCCAGATATTATTGCAGCACAGCAAGCACTTGCTGGAAACGAATTTGCTGGAAGATACAACCTTGATTACTTTGAAAACAAGGCGGTCCCAAGATATATTATTACAGTTAAGGGGGCAAAGCTCTCTCCAGAATCAGAAAGAAAACTTCTTGAGTTTTTCCAGGTTGGACTTAAAGGAAAGAATCACAGATCCCTTTATATTCCGTTGCCTGCTGATACGCCAGACTCAAAAACTGAATTTAAGATGGAGCCAATTGAGGCAGGCGAGCAAGAGTCTTCATTTAATATCTATCGTAAAACAAATAGAGATGAAATACTTTTGGCCCACCGTGTCCCAATTAATAAAATTGGAACTCCAGAGGGAGTAAATCTAGCAGTTGCTCGTGACGCAGATAAGACATTTAAAGAGCAGGTTTGCCGTCCAGCGCAGGACAGACTTGAAAAGAAGCTTAATTATTTAATTGCAGAAAAGACTGATGTTGTTGAATTAAAGTTTAACGAACTCAGCCTTACTGATGAAATTACCCAAAGCCAGATTGATGAGATTTATTTGAGAATGCAGGTCATAACTCCAAATGAAGTTAGAATCAGAAGAAATATGATTCCTATTGATGGAGGAGATGAGGTCGTAGAATTAAAGCCTCAGCAGGCCGCTGACCAGAATGCCAAGTCCACTGGAAATAGGTCCAGAGACCAAGAACGTGCCAAGAACGCCCCAGATAAAAATGGCGAAGGCAGAAATGCAAAGGGCGATGGTCCAAAAGTCAAATAAGTTTAATCAACTGCTATTTGCGTTATAGTAAAGAACACTATAAAATTAAGCATATGAACATTGAAAAGACCCTGTGGTCCAGTAATGGCGACAACGTACACTTATCAGTTCCATTCACAAAAGTAAACCGTGAACAGAGAACTGTATCTGGCTTTGCTACATTAGATAACGTAGATCAAACTGGAGATGTTGTTACAGCAGAAGCAAGCATGAAAGCCTTTGAGTCATTTAGAGGTAACCTTCGTGAAATGCATCAGCCACTTGCAGTTGGCAAAGTTGTTTCTTTCAGACCAGAAACATACTACGATCAAAAAACAAAAGAATTTTATAATGGCGTTTACGTAACATCATACATTTCAAAGGGTGCACAAGATACTTGGGAAAAGGTTCTAGATGGAACTCTGTCAGGTTTCTCAATTGGCGGAAAAATTATTGAAGCAGACAACGAAATGAATAAGGCAACAGGAGAGCAAGTTCGTTTTATTAAAAACTATGAGCTTGTTGAATTGTCAATTGTTGACTCACCAGCAAACCAGCTTTGCAATATTTTTTCTATTGAGAAGATGAATGGTCAGATGGTATTTAAGGGTATGGCTGCAGAAGTAGTTACAGAAAATATTTTTTATTGTGAAGAAAGTGATTCAGTATTTATGTCTACAGAGAAGACATTTGATTCACCAGTATCTGGTAAACCAGCTACATTGATTGGATGGGTTGAAAGCTCAGACGTATCCAAGTCAAAAGAAATAGATAAGATTCTTGCTTCATTTAAGAAGTCAAGATTGACGTTGCCTGAAACACAAACAATTGCAAAACAGGCAAACGCAGAAGGAGGTAATGAGATGGAAAAGCTTAATGTTGGCAAAGATGCAGAAGCAGTAGTTGAAGCACCAGCCGAAACAGCTCTACCAGAATCAGACGCACCAGTTGCAGAAGCAGCTGTTGAAGAATCAGTACCTGCAGAAACAGAAGACGTAAAGTCAGATGAGAATGCAGATATCGAAAAGTCTGATGTAGTTTCAGAAGATGCACCAGCATCAGAAGAAGCAACTCCTGCCGACTCCGTTGAAGAAGCAGCCGAAGCAACAGAAGTCACGGTTGATGAACCTGATTTTGCAAAAATGTTAGGCGACCTTAAGGGCTTTTTCTCGGATACTCTAGTAAAGGCTACTGAAGCTAATGCAGCTCAGGTTTCTGAAATG